TATTAATTGGCATCGTTCCTGTAGTGGTCGACGATCCTAAATCTACAGCGCCGGAACCTAATTTTCCAGAAGTAACGTTACCTAATTGAATCTTTGTGCCTGTTACAGCACCGTCGGCAAGATCTACAGAATCAATAGAGCCGTCAACGATAGCTTGATCGGTTAAGTTTTTTAATGACTGATAATTGAACGGCATTCTTTATTCCTTAGATAGCTTCTAGTAACCAACCTCTTGTTGCATCATAATAAACCATTCTGACACTAGCACCGTTGGTGCTAATAACCATAGTGTCTAATTGACGCATAATTCGCCCACCATTTGGATTGACTGTGCAGTTATTTGTTCCAAATGTTCCTGCTACATCAGTGATTTTTACAAAATCTCCTGGGTTCGGACTAGCGGGAAGTGTTATAGTCACTGCCGCACTGGTGGTATTTACCCAAAATGATCTGTTAGCAACTACTGTTTGGCTTGAGCTAACATCTACTCTTTGGTAGTCGCCAACTGTGACCCACGAACTGCCGTTGTAAATTTCTAACTGACCTGTTGATTGATTATAAAAGGTAACTCCTGGGTTTACCGCAGTTGGTCGTTCAGCAGTCGTCCCCATGATATTGGCAGACATTGTTGCCTGAATACCTAATGATACTATTCTTCCCATGTTTTTACGCTCCTATTAAGCTGTTGATGTTTCGATACCATACACCACAGCAGAAACGTTGATAGCACTTGAACGCACTACAATCAATTTTCCAGCATCTAATACTAGACCTGTTCTTTCTAAAACACCGTTAGCAGTTATCTGAGCATCATATTCGATAAACTCAGCATTGCCTGGTGTTGAAGTAGTCGCTACTGCGATACGAACCGCTGCTGCTGTTGCGCCTCTGTTACATAAGTTCACAGAAACTACAGCAAACGTGTCCGCTGGACAGGTATAGACCGTAGTATTTGTTGCTGCTGATAGGTCTGCTGTTCCTAATCTTCCTGTTGCCATTTGTTAATCTCCATTATCTATTATTTAAAAAGTAGTTCCAAGCTACTGGGTATCCTGTTACGCCACCACGGAAATCAAATCTTGCCTTCATTTGGATAGGTGTATTTGTTGTAGTAGTGATCTGGTTATTACTAATAAAGATAAAACCAGCTGTTACACTATTTACGTTCAATGATGCACCACCGCCACCAATTTGTGCGGAAATGTAGGCTTTAATTGCTCGTTGTGTAGGAACAACAGAATCTGAGTCTGCGGTAAAGAACGGATCTGTGGAGAATTCAGTAATACTTGCTGATGCTCCACCGAGTGTAACTTCACCCAGTGTAAGTTCTTGTAGACCAGCGATATTAAATGCGTCAGCATTTAATGTTGCGATACCAGTGGATTGTTCAATTGTGAACAAATCACCAACTCGGAAGTTACCGTCTTGGTCAGTTGATGTAAAGAACACTCGTCCACCATTGTTTTCAACAGTTTCATTAGGCTGGAATGGATCTTGTGTAAAGTCATTTGGATAATTGGTTTCATTGAAGTTACCTGATCCAATGCTTAAGAAGTCGTGTCCAGTTAAACGAACCTGTGAATAACGAATTCTAGTTGTTGCTGTTGCTCCGTGTTCTGGAGATTCGCTTACAGCTAGTTGTGGGCTGATTTGGAAGAACGCTGTGTAAGAACCGTCATATGATCCTCTGAACGATACAACGTTAACCAACTTAAATGTTCTATCCGGTAAGTTACTTAATACAACGTTTGATCCAGCTACTGGACGTTGTGTTAATCTTCTTACGGCTACATATGATCCGCTTTGATAGAAATCACCATAACCGTCACCGCTGGCAACTTCACCTGCGGCTGTTACATATCCTGTTCCTCTGTTAACGAAGCTTGGGTTGGCCAATGCTCCTTTACCAATTCTTACAGTGAATGGCATTTCATAGATATTGTTAGGATCAGTGATAGTCATTGTCGGAGCAGATGCATAACCAGAACCTGGTTCTAATAGTCGAATAGCAAAGATCTTCTCTTGGCTAACGAATGCTCTAGCTCTTGCAGTAGCACCTGTTCTAATATAAGAAGCCACTGTGCCTGCTGTAGATCTTTGAACAGCAACAAATAAGCCGTATCTATTTGGATTACCAAATGTTACACCGCTGAATCCGTTAGCTGCTGTAGATGTTGTTCTAGAAGTCCATACAATACCGTCTTCTGAACTTGCTGCCTGTGTGCTTTGACTTACTGCAAAGAATACACCTTGACCGTAAGTGATCGAAGTCCAACTTGCAGTTGCTGGCAATGTGCTTGCTGCCCAAGTTGCACCGTCTAAGCTGTATGCTGCTACAGTTCCGCTGGTGTTAGACACAGCAACGAATCTGTTATTTCCGTATGCTACAGAATTCCAGTTTGAGCTCGATGGTAATGTAGCTGCTACCCATGCTTGACCGTTGTCTAATGAGTATGCTGCGGCTGTGCTGCCTGAAGCAATAGCTACCCAACGACCTTTGCCGTAAGTAACATCTGTCCAGTTAGCAGAGCTTGGTAATGTTCCACCTGCAGTCCATGATCTACCACCGTTGGTTGAGTATGCAGTTTTGTTATCACCGAATGATACTGCTACCCAATAACCCTTAGCATACTTGACAGAAATCCATGATCCTGTGCTTGTTGGTAAGTTAGCGCCAGCTGTCCATGTAGCACCGCCATCATGTGAATATGCTGTAGCTCCAGTAGCTGCGATTGCTACTATTGCAGAAGCTGTAGGTGTTGCAGTTCCTGTTCCGCCTTGTGCTGTTGCAATAAACGATACACCAACTGTTGTGCTTGGAGCACCAACTGCTGTCCAGTTAGTATTTCCTAGTGTAGCAATAGTGTATGCTCTGCCAACAATAAATGCTGAACCAGTTTCTGCTACAGTTAAATCGCCGCCTGCAACACTTGTCCATGTTGTTGAGCTAGGCATTGCTCCGCCTGCGATCCAAGATGTGCCGCTAGGTGAAATATTTGTAGTAGTAGCACCTGTCGATATTGCCACATAGTGACCGCCTTGACCGTAACCGTCTGTATCAAATGCTTGGATAGCACCTGTTGTTGAGTTAACAGATGTGATTGTTACAGTAATATTGTTAGTTGGTGCTGCACCGCCAACGCTTGTTCCGGCAATTGTGATAGTGTCTAATCTAGCGTATCCTGTTCCAGCAGTTTTGGTGATAACATTATATTTTGTGCCTTTCTTAAGAACCAAGAATGTAGCACCTGTTCCTGAACCACTTGTTGTTCCAGATACGTTGTCATAACCTCTGCTGATATTTGAATAATCCACATCGTCCCATGTTGCAGAATTGTTCAATGTGCTAGCAGTTGATGTATAACTAGGAGCAGTGAACGAAATTCTTGGTTCGATAGTATATGTTGTCGAAGCATCAGGTGCAGCGATAGTAGTTCCTGGAACTAGATGATCCCAACCAGATACACCAGTAGTTTCTTTCTGAACACTAGCTAGTTTAGTTCCTGCGTTGTATGCTGTAATAATACCGTATTGTCCTGCACCTGTTCCACCTGTTAGATAAATTTTCATTCCAACATATGCAGAATTAATTTCTTGATCAGTTGCTGCGATTGTGATACTTGTAGTAGTTCCACCCTGTGCAGTATTACTGTTGGTTAAGTATCCTTCACCGCCATATTGACCTGAAGAATCGTTACCTAGATCCAATAATCTAACTTGGAAAACTGCATCATCGCGGAATTCATCTGCTTCAACAGATGCGCTAGCTCCTGCTCCTGTTACATTCATTGTAGCAGAAGTGTATTCTGATCCAGCATTTTCAAATTCTACTGTTAAAACTTTTTGTCCGTCGGTGAATGCCGAACCTATAGTAGAAACAAATTGATATTTGTTATCGACCATACCAACGTTTGGTGTTTCGGTAGCATCAAATCCCTCTGCAACGGAACCAAAATCACCGTATGAGTTATTACCGTTTGTGCCACGAATCTTACCACCGTTCTCAGCTAGATAACCAATGTGTGAGTAGTATGTGAACACAGAAACAAGTTCTGCTCTACCATTGTTTGTAACCCATGCACCGATACCATCGCTGATCAACTGTGTGAAGTCGTTGGAAACGATAGATCTGTTACCGCCGTTGTGTAGTGAGCCATCGATCTTTTGACCAATTGCTGCTCTACCGAATGTTGCATTATTTTGAATATATGGAGAACGAGTTCTAATCCATGCGCTTTCGTCATCTGGACCCCATCCTGGATCCAACGAGCAGTATGCGCCGGCAGTTACACGACGTGTTCCATAATCGTTGTTAGAAGTTAGGTCACCTGTTAGTCCTTCCATGGTCATATTTCTAACACCAGTGGAATTTCTTAGGTAGAACATATCTTCTTCTAAGCTACCTTTAACAGAATTAGCATAGTAACGAGCAGCCATTAATGACTTGTAGTTACCTGGATACACTAGGTCATATTTTAATGCATCTGTGTATGACTCTACATCTCTTAGGCATAGTTCTGAATTGTAATATAATGCAAAAGTCATTGTTCCTGAAGCAGTGCTTAGGTCAACAGCAGAACCATATGGTGTTAATGATACTGTGAATACTGTTGAACTTACAATTTCTCTTACATAGTAAGTAGTTCCGGTGGTAATTCCACCAAATGTTGTGCCTGTAAATCTAATTGCAGCATTTCTCTTCAACCAGCTAGTGCTAGCACAGGTAATTCTGTCTGTGGCTGCTGCTGTAGCAGTTGCAGTTCCTGTGAATGTAGAACTAATGTAAGCAGAAATTTCTGCAGCCATAAAGCTCTTGTTCAATTCTAGTTGACGAGCAGCATAGTGTAGGTTTCTAGAACCTGTAGTTTGATTGCTACCTTCTGTGCTTCCGCTATAGATAATGTCATCAATCAATGTCATTAGTGTTTCAATTCTGCTTTGTGCAGTTGAATCACCGCCAACGTTGGCTTTGGCTTTTGTCTTAACATTCAATAGTGCATCTCTTGTAACTGCTTTCTGACCTAAGCTGAATACTTCTGTAGCTGTTGATCTTAGATATGAATAAGCAGATCTTAAAGATTGATAGTTGCTGTTGAACATTACGTCATAGCCAACTGCGTTTAGAATTAAACGGATGTCTCTAATGCACTTATTCTGCAAGTATGCCACTTTGGTTATACCATTTCTTGTGCCTGTTCCGCTTGGGAATGTTGCAGTCGAAGTAGTTGGACTTGCGCCAGATGATGTGCAGGTTACAATAATGTTTTCAATATCTACTAGGTCTCCTGCTGATAGACCATGTGTAGCTGTAGTAATTACAGCGTAACCTGTTGAATTATTATAGGTAAATCCTGTAATTGCTAATACTGTTCCGTCTGATTTAGTTACAGTTCCTCCACTTACATAAGTGTGAGCAAGATCTGTTTTACCTACATATACACGGAACTGTGTGGTAGTCAATGATGTTGCATCAACTACAAAGTCAGTATGCCATGCAACAGTATTCAAATCATCAATAACACCTTGAATAATTGTTTCTTGAGCAGCACTTAAAATTGTGTAAGCAGTAACCTGTGAACCTGTTGCCCACGAAGTTGCTGGCCAGTTAACAATATCACATACAATAGACAATCCAGTTCCGTTAGTCAATGATGTAATTGCTGTGCCATCAAAACTTGGAGCTAACGTTACTTGGTTAACTGCCGGAACAGTCTTGATAAAATATGTTACACCCTTAACTAGGCCATTGGCGCTTGTTCTTGGAGTAAATGTATCACCAACTTGTAAGCCATGGCTTACAGAAGTTGTAATAGTTGTGTTGCTAGCAATTGTAGTAATTGTAACTGAAGGAGCACCTGTGGTTCCATTTGTTACAATACCAATGATATAATCCATTGCCTGTCCAACGAATGTGATTGAACCTGCTGAACCTGCTGTGCCTTCTCTCCACTGTGGAATTTCGTTTTGGTCTCCGCCTGTAGGAGTTAGAGCGATTGCGTCTTGAACCATTTCTTTTAGATGATTCATAGCTGCGATCGTAGCTGTTAATTCTTCCGAATCAATAGCCATTGCGCCGCCAGCACCATTGAAGTATGCTAGGCCAGCTGTGATAGACTGTTGATAGCCGCCGTAAGTTAAGTCGTATATTAGCGCATCAATAATATATCCAACGTCTTGTTGACATTTTGTTCTGCTATAGTATACATCTGTGTAATTTGCATCGATGAATGCAGTAACTTCGACTTTAAAATATTCTTTGTTCAAAGATAATAAAGTTCTAGCATCACCATAACCAACCAAGTAACTAGTGTTATAGCTAGTTGGATCTGGATATGAAGCTAAATTCATTGTGCCTAACTTCCAATCGATACTGTGACGGATCATTCTTACCAACTGTTTAACAGTTGTTTGTTGAGCTGTGTCAGCATATGGAAATAATTTTGACTGGCTAGCTGTGTTTCCTGAACTCTTAGTTACAGTAGAACCAACAACTACGTCGCCAACAATCGATTCCATTCTTGAAAGTGCTTGTAAAGAATAGTATGAATCTGCAATATTAGTTGTTCCTGAAGTTGGTCCAGCATTAACTGAACGAACTTCGTCACCTAATAAGCAGCATCCTTCTGGAACAATAATTGGAAGTTCTTCGAGATAGCGGCCGGTCTTGACATGGATAATAGTGCTTGGCAAATATTCTGCTGGAATATCATCATCAACACCAGCTGTAATTGCATCAGTTACAATTTCTACTAAGTCAGCAACAGTAGTAGTTACTCCACTTTCTGTTGCAATGCTTGAATCAGTCCATTGTGCAACAATAGCTGTTGAATTATCTCCGTTAGTAACTTGATAATTTGTTGTTGGTGCTGTCTGTGCCAACACATTGTTCATTACAGTCAATGAATAATTAATAGCTGCTACTGTTTCAGTTTCTTGTCCTAGAGTATACACAGCAGGAGCATCGTTTACATACGATAATGCTGCTTCTCTAGTTTTTCTATTTCCGCCGTGACGGATATCCCATATAACTGCATCTATTAGATAACCAATGTCTCTTTCACAACGATCATCTTTGAATGTAAATGTAGTTGTAAATGGAGCAATGTTATTTGTAACTTGATATTGAATCCATTCTACTGTTTCTCTTTGAATGAATGCTCTATTAAGTTCGAGTAATCTTGCTGCATTTAGATTTCTTGGTCCTGCTAAAACTTGTTCGCAGGCATAACGTATACTTGCCCATGGTTTGTCAACTGTTAAACCATGAATAGGTGCTGGATGATCAGTTCCGTGGTTAGCCACATAGTAGACATGATCAACTTTACCGATAGTAAACCATTCTGGAATGTCGTCTTCGCTAACACGAAGAACTTGTCCTTCGACACCAACTGGCAATCTTGTTGGGCCAGCGCCACCAAAATAAACTAAATCACCTCTAGTAGTTAGTAAACTAGTTTCGCTTCCGATTGATAAAATGTTCCAGTATGTGCCAGTAGAATCTCTATCTGGACGACTGTTAGCTTGACCACCACCTTGTGTGCCTACTGTAGATCCATCGTCTCCTTCTGATCTATGACGGCTTACGCAAACATAAGAGTTTGAACCGTAACGAACGACATCACCGATATCATATTCAGTGTCGTCTAACCATTCGCCTGCCCATGACAAGCCGCCGTTTAATCTAGTCCAAATGCTAGATGCTGCTGCTTGACTTGGTAACCAGCCAATATCAACAGTCATTGTTCCGGACGCATTGCCTGGAATGTCAAATGTTGTGCCGCCTGGTGTAGTAGAAATTGTAATATCAGTAGGACTTACTACTGTTTTAACATAATATGTTGCACCTGCTAATACTCCGCCGAATGTTGTTCCAGAAAAACGAACAGCCATTCCTACTGCAACTGAAGCAGTCGGAGTTGACATTACAAATCTCTCTGAAGCACCTAGTGTGCTGGTGCAGGTAAATTGTAATGGTGTTGCATCTGTTGATGCTAGATAAATTTGACCGCTGTGTCTTACAACATCGCCGATTAGATAGCTAGTTGTTAATGCATGTGTGCCTCTAAACTTAAATCCTTCAGCGAATAAATCCCAGTTCGCTGTGCTTGTTCTTGGATTTTCGTTGGTATTATTTGTTTTGGCAACATACTGATTGCCGCCGTAACGAACAATATCACCAATTTGATAGGCAGTGGCTCCCGACCAGTCACCTTCAAATTCGATACCTTCATTAAATTGATTCCATTTTGCTTCGTCTGCTGTAAAGGTTGCTTGAGAAGTGTGTGCAGTTACGCAAATCCAAGTTCCGCCACCGTGTTTAACGATATCATTAACTTTGTAACGAACACTTGATCCGCTCCATGAACCTTTATATTCAAGTCCGGTGTTCCACTCTTCCCATGAAGCTGAGTTATTCTCTAAACCTAGTGTAGTTGTAGCAGCAGATGTATGACCAGTGATACAGATATAAGTAATGCCGCCATAAGATACAACATCGTTAGGCTTATATCTAGTGTTAATTCCCCAGTCGCCTTTCCAGTCAAATCCTTCTGCAAAAACATCCCAGTTGGCAATACTGTTTTCTAAACCTAGAGCACTTGTGGATGCAGAAGTATGAGAAGTATTACAGATGTAAACTGTTCCGCCATACTTGACTGTATCTCCTACTTTATAAGAAGTAGAGGTCGTCCAGTTGCCTTTCCATTCTTGACCATCGGTCATTTGATTCCATTTAGTTGGAATAAAGTTTAGATCTGTATAAAAGTCTGCTGCCGCTGTATGACCTACCGTGCAGATAAAAGTCTTTCCGCCCTGACGAATAACGTCGTCTTTATAGTAGGTGGTTCCTGTGGTCCAGTTACCTTTCCATACAAATCTAATTCTACCTAATTTAAATTCTGCCATTTAAATGCTCCAAGTTACATTATTTATCACTAACTATTATCTGTGTTTAAATGATCTAAAGAACAGCGTTTGAGCCAACATTGTTCCAGTGACCGAACCGTTTCTACCAGTTGAGGCTGGACCATAAAAGTCCATTCTCTGCGGGAATACTGTTACCCCGTTAATTGTGCTACGAATTTCGCCAGGACCCACTTTTACTGTTCCAGCGATAAAGCTAGCTGTAGCAATATCTGCTCCACCAACACTTAATCTATTAGCTAGATACGCCTTAATGGCTCTTTGTGTTGGTATAACGTTATTGCTATCAGCACTGAATAAAGGATCTGTTGAAAATTCTCTAATAACAGTTCCAGTTCCACCTAATCTAACACCACCAAGTGCCAATTCTGATAGACCATTTAAGTCAAAGTAATCAGCACTAATTGTAACTATACCTGTTGCCTGCTCAACAGCAAACAGTTCTCCTGCTCTAAAGTTACCATCTTGGTCAGTCGATGTGTAGAATACTCTACCACCATCTGTTTCTGCGGTTTCATTTTCTGGTGCTTTGAAGAAATCACCTGTAGAATATAATTCCGGATAGTTAGTTTCTAAAAAGTTTCCAGTTCCAATATCTAAGAAGTCGTGTCCAGTAATACGGCATTGTGAATATCTTTCACGGATTTCAACTAGTGTATTATGAACAGGACCGTTATCTACATTAAAATAAGGCTGTATCTGGAATCTAGCAGTTAAGCCATCGAATGTTGTGCCTGTAATAGGTGTAATTGTCACCGCAGTGTATAATGTAGAATTGCCGTCAAATCTAAACTGTGCGCCCGGTCTTGGGTATTGTGTCAATCCGCTAAGAGTTATGTATCTATTAGCTGGAATAACATCTGCAAATCCGTCTCCAGAAACAGTTACTCGAGTAGTTGAAGTTTTATAAGCACTTCCTCTATTCAACCAAGCCGGTTGTCCTAATACTCCGTCTGCTACTCTATTATTAAAGAAAGGAGCAGCAGCAGAGTTTGGATCATAGACAGTTACTTCTGGGCTACCGCTAACATATCCTGAACCTGGATCCCATAGTTTAATACCGCCAACTCTTCCGCTGGCCAATGTTACTCTACCCTTGGCTCTAGCGCCTGCTTTGACTAAATCGATAACGTTTGTTTGATCTCCAGAAATTACTATCCATGTCGGTGTATTATTTCCAACATCTCTAACTGTAGAGTCGTCGTAGGTAATATCTGGGTTACCGTAAGCAGCACCAATCCAGTTTTGATAACTTGAAACTTCTCTGCCTGTCCAAACAATACCATCTTCGGATGTAGCTATAAAGTTTGTTGGTCCAGCTGTAGGATCTCCAAAAATATCCTTTCCGCCAGTGTCGCACACCGCTAAGAATATTCCATTTCCGTATGAAACGTTTTTCCAGTTCATAGTAGTTGAACCGTCTTGTGTTGGCATTGTTGCTGGATACCATGTTACTGTATCAAAAGTGTATGCAACATCACCTTGACTAGAAATCGCTATAAATCGATCTCTACCATAGGCTATTGCGACCCAATCTTTCTGCGATGAGTCAGCAATCACATCCATGATTCCCCCGGTCCATGTTGCGCCGTTGTCATTACTCATGGCATAAACGTTATTGCTATTAGCAATCGCCACAAACATTCCCTTACCGTAGGTTACGTCAACCCATTCGTTAACTGTCGAATCGCCTAGTGTTGGAAGATTATTAGAAACAGTCCATGTTGTTCCGTAATCTGTGCTTCTTCCGGAACTATTTTGGTTTCCGGATACGGCAACGAATGTGCCTCCGCCATATGCTACTGCATTCCAAAATCTTGTTGCGATTGATCTTTCAGTCCATGTTTTACCATCTAATGATTGTGCTACAGATGCTGAATTATAACCAATGGTTATGAATCTATTACCGCCAGTTGCTAGTCCTTTCCAGACTCTGCTTGCAGGTAATGTAGAATTTTCCCAGTTAATACCGTCTTTAGATGCTACAGCACTGGTTCCAGTCGACGGAACAATAAGGAATCTACCGCTTGATGCAATTCCTTCATAAGTAAACCCTGTAATAGAGTTTGTGCTGTCATTCGATATACCAGTAACCGTTATTGTAATATCGTTGTCAGGTGTAACTCCGCCAACATCGTCCCCTGTTAATACGATTGTTTGTCCTAGTGCATAACCTGCACCGCTAGATGCACCTAGTGTTACACTATAAGTTCTTCCATTCTTTGTTACATTCCATGCTGCGATTGAAGCAGGTATGTCTATAGTTGTTCCTGATGGTGCTGAACCTAATACATTAGTAAATGATTCTTGTGTTTCACCGTAGGCAACATTACTCCAGTATGTGCTTACTGGCAAATTAATAGCATTGGTGATAAATGGCGGAGCAGCAAAAGTAACTAATGCCTCAATTCTATATGTGGTAGAGTTGATTAACAACGGTGCTATTGGATAGCCTGGAACTACATGATCCCAACCTGCTACGCCATCGCTTTCTCTTTTTACTGTAACTACTTTTGTTAATGTATTGTATCCGGTGATAATACCGTATTGACCTGTTCCTACTCCGGATGTAATAACAATACGCATGCCTAAGTATGTAGATTGTTCGT